AGATTAGCTGCAGTCTCGTGGGCTCGGAGATGTGTATAAGAGACAGATGTATAACGACGGAGATCAGGTGAATGTCGGCACAGTTTTAGTAAAACACCGTGACGAAATAAATAGTTTTGGCTTAGGAGTGTCGTTTATCCAACTATTCGAGCAGTTCGTACCAAGCATAAAAACCCATATAGAACGGCTTAAAGAGTGTACTAAAGCAAGGAAACTATTAGGTTTGTCAGAGGCTATCAGAGGAGCTGTGGAGCGTGGTGATTACTGTGACGATGTGTATGGGAACATCGAAAATGAGTTGATAAAAAATACTGCTATTGGTGCAGAACGCGTATATATTTCACCACAGGAAATGAGTGACACTTGTGTATTGAGCCTGCGAGATCGTTACGAAGAAGGTCGGAGAGAAAAGAAAGTCATAAGGACTGAGTTCAAAAGCATAAATTATGCTACAGGCGGATTAGAGAAAGGCGATTTAATTATTCTGTCTGCAGAAACTGGTGGAGGTAAGTCGGCATTTGCTATGAACTTAGCCTATCAAATTGGCATAGTACAGAAAAGACCTGTGCTATATCTAAACTCTGAGATGTCAGCTGACCAAATGGCGCTGCGGTGGAATTCAATAATTAGCCATATAAGCCATTCTAAAATCAGGCGTGGAGAATTGACTGAAGAAGAATTTTATTACATCATCAGCAAAAGTGATGAGATGACAAAAGGAAAGCTACACACGCTTACTATACCGGATCTGCAGGTTAAAAATATTTTTTCTGAAACACGCAGAGCGGTAAAAAAGTATGGAATTGAAATGCTGGTTGTTGATTATATTGGCCGTATGGATATGACTAATGCACCATCAAAGGAAGATTGGCAGATACTCAAATCGGCAGCGCAGAAGTTAAAGACACTTGCACAGGATTTGGGAATTATCGTTGTGATGATTGCACAGCTGAACGAAAGAGGAAAGCTGGCCCAGTCAAGTTATATGTCACATGAAGCTGATTTGTGGATTAACTTAACAAGAATCGAGGAAGATAATCTGAATAAGTTTTATCCGTTCAATATGTTACTTCAGTTGAAAAAGGCGCGTAACGCAAGCACTAATAAGCCTTTGTTCTTTTTCTTTGATGGCGATACGTTGAGTTTTACGGATAAAAAGGAGCGTGCTGAAAAGTGGAACAAAGAAGAACAGGAACGGAATCGGCAGAATTTTACAGCGCTTGGAAAAATGACTGCGTCATAACAGAACATCAGTTAGTACGTGAGGCTATTGTTAAAGATTATATAAGCGGATTGATTCCAAAAGTTATTGCTCAATGGAAAATAAAAATTATAAATCAAGCTATAACATTGAGATATAAGGAGCATTGGTAACTATGAAAATTAAAGCAACAACACCATGTTATAAATTTAGAGATGTTAAACCAGAAGAACAGATTGCCAAGCTTAAAGAGGAATTAGCAGAGGTAGAAGAAGCGTATCAGCGTTTAAAACAAAATCCGAATGAATATCAAAATTTAGTTGATTTGCATATGGAAATTATAGACTTAAAGGCTTGTTGTAACACGTTTATTTTTCAACTGCGTTATCGTTACAGAGGTGTGTCTATGAGCCATGCGGTTGATGCTCCACAAGAGGCTATACGCCGTGTTATAGCTAAAAATATGACCAGAGGATATTATTTGTTCCCGGAAGATATTAGTATAAGTCATGAAGGGACTGAAGCACAATGACTAAGCGTGAAACAGTATACACATTATTATTTATCTTTGCTGCAGGTTTCCTATGGCAGCTCGGTTGTGCTTTAGCTGAGGTTTTTGTAGAGTGGCAGATCTGGCGATAAGTTAAAACGGCCGCGCATACTAACTATATACAAGCATAAAGGGAAGTATACCCCTGCGGAGGTGATTAGCCCGTAGGGGGCGGCCTTTTAATATAAGTTTGGAGTGATAAAATGTGAAACCATTAGATATAAAAGCTATGTTAGCAATGATTGAGGATGAGCCAGAGGATAAATATATACCGGTATTAAAGCCAGTACTTATGCAGGCTTTAACGGAACTCAAACAACTGCGCCGAAAAAACAGTCAGCTCGGCGGGAAAGTGGCTCGGTATCGGAGAGAGAAGAAAGCTCTAGAAATTATGTTATCGGCGGTAGTAATAAATGACGACGTGGAATGAACTGCCGGCACACCTTGTAAGTAAAATACGTTCGGACAGCGTAACGGCGCCGACGAATTTACCAGGGACAGAATCCAAACTGAAATATGGCAATAGAGTTACCAAGGTAGACGGTATCCGTTTCGACAGCGAAAAAGAAGCTGAATATTACTGGCAGTTACACTGGCTTATGCGCGAAGGTACAGTAAAAGAGGTTGAACTACAGCCAAAATTTGTTTTACAGCCTGGTTATAAGAGAGACGGTAAAAAGATAAGGCCGATTATTTACAAGGCTGATTTCAAAGTTACGGAAGCCAGCGGCCACGTTTATTATGTTGACACCAAGGGCATGAGGACACAGGTGTATATGATCAAAAAGAAAATGCTGCTTTATAAGTACCCGGATATTGATTTTAGAGAAGTTTAAGGCGGTGGAGTAGATGAAAAAAGGTGTAAAGATCGATAATAATAGACTGAAGAAATTGAAGTTATTTGCGCCGTATGAAGGAAAAAGCAAATTCTCAATCAGTTTTAATAAGAAAATTCGAGAACAATTAAAAACATGTCGAAAGGCTCGTAATAAAATAAAACGTCGGGTCATGCTGGCGAAAGCGATCATTATATTCGGGTACCACAACATGACAAAGGCGTATGATGCAAAATATCGTTATGAAATGAGGCGACGCTGTGCAAAGAATGGACAATAGAACAGAACGTATATTCTCAATGCTTGCTTATAGATATCTTCGGAATAGACATGATAAGGCTATAGTGAGTACATATTATTCTTATTATGAGGAAATATCAGATGGTTTAGTAAAATGCAAAAGGGCAGAAATAACGTACCGAAATAGAATGCTTGTCAGAATAATGGTCAAAAGGCGGTGCAAATTATGAAAAAGCCTAAAATTAAGTACGTAGGTTGGTGTCATGAGTGTAAATGTCTGGGAAGTTTTATTTGTGGTAACTGTAAGCCTAATGAGAAATACAGTTTTGGTAGACCTTCTGAATTTATGCCTGAGAACAAAAAGCGTTGGGTAAGAATGTAGGAGTAAAAGATGAAATACTTAGACTATTGTTATTTATGCATTAATAACAGAAAGACCAGTGAGTTGAGCGAAAACCCAAAATGTAGTAACTGTATTCAGCTTACTGTTATATCTATGCCAACTAAGTTTAAATCGCGTAGGATTACTTGGCCTGACAGGACGGAGCTAAAAACATGAAAACAATTAAATTGGCTAACGTAGTAGTACAGATACACGTTAGAGATGAATATTCAGGGCAGAGAGTACTATATTGTCCGTGGGTTAATTGCAAGCATTATAGTAATGGTGAATGCACTTATAAAGATAGTTATGGCTGTAATTGCTGTCGCTTTGTATTAATGAATGGACAAACTTATTGCCAAGGCTATGAGAGGGACGAAGAGCATGATAGCAATTAAAGGAATAGACATGCCTGCAAACTGCGATGAATGCCCGTTGGCATATCCAGTTGGCTTTTATAGGAATCTACCATTTTCTGTTGATAAGAGCAAAGGCTGCTGTATTCTTGTCTGTGAAATTGAAGATCCAAACATTAGGCTGATAGATTGCCCATTAATTGAGATAAAGGATGGTGAAGAAAAATGAATCAATTGTTTATAAGTGTTACGGTGCTTTGGATGATAGCTTGTTTTGTAATGAGTACAATATCTAAATATGAGCGTGAATAACAATGCCATATACTATAACGATTTATTTGAAATCTGACAACGATATTTACATGAAATTTGGTGCAGAATTCAGTAAATTCATTTCTGAGACAGACTTAAACCATTGGGAAGAAACAGCTATAAACGCTTTAATAAGCATGAGCGGTGGCACAAAAGCTATGATAATTAGCAAAAGTGAATATGAAGAAAATATAGACGAAACTGAGAGCATTCCAGAAGATGATTAGTGGCTAAAGGAAGAGGGAGAATAAATAGCATGGATGTTATTTATTTACTAATGAATTGTGTCGTTACAGCATCTATTATTGTGGCTATAGCGTCAGCTCTTTGGTCTATATTGGTACTTCTGACTGACAGCAGTGACAGACATAGCCGCTTATATGTCATTACTCACACTATAGGGGCTATAACACTTACGTTACTTGGAATAAGATTGCTCACAGGAGGGTTGAAATGACTAACTACGAAAGAATTAAAGCTATGAGCCTTGAAGAAATGGCAGCATTTGTTGAGGCAGCAGGCAGAAATACGTGTCATAAAATATGTGTTTACAGACAAGGCGGCGAAAACTGTAAAAAATGCCATGTGAAATTGGTATAAAACATTGGCTTGAAAGTGAGAGTGAATAGAAAATGCGATTAATAGACGCTGATGCTTTAAAAAACAAAATGTTAGAATGTTCTAAAATTTGTTTTACTTATGGTGCTTATGGCGACTACTATACAGGAAGAGAGTATGCCTATTTAGATGCGGCCGATTTAATAGACGAAGCCCCTACAGTAGAAGAACGTAAGCATGGGCATTGGATTGAACACCCTGAACACCCCATCGGTGATTGTAGCGTGTGTGGTGAGCGTGTACCGATCTACAGCGGCAGTAAAAAATATAAAAACTGCCCTTACTGCGGGGCAAAGATGGACGGTAAAGCTATATGTGATGATTAAGGAGTATAGAGAAGGAGACTGATATGCTAATAGAACAGTATATTAAGCATGTAGAGCGATACTTTTGGGATCGTAAGCAAATACAAAAAGTTGTTGATGAAGAAAAAGAGCAGCGTACTGCAAGGAAAGGGCATACGGGCGGTGGGGGGCATGCTTTTATCAGTAATCCAACAGAAACAGCAGCATTAAAAAACATTGAGCCAGTACGTATGATATCGTTTGGATATGGACCATATCAGTCGATAATAATGAACCCGGAGCTATGGCTTGAAGTTGTCGCAGAAACCTATAAGATACATGAGAATCAGCTTACTGGTAAAGTTATGTATCAAAAATATGAAAAAAGGAAGCCGATGAAAATAATTGCAGAATTAACCGGCGTAAATAGAGATACCTGTTATGAATTTCGTAAGGAGTTTCTCCGAGATGCTGTTGGTTTGGCATTGAAAAAAGGTTTGATAAAATAAAAAAGTTTCCGACATATTACCAGTTTTAATGAGTTAAAATAGTATTGTAAGTTAGTAGGCTTACAACAAGCTTGGGTTTGAGAGTAGTGTAATCTTCAATGGTACTCAAACGCGGCTTGCAGCAGTCGCACTGATAGTGTATAAAATGTCGCAAGTAAACCCAGTAACGGGATAACCTGCAAAGGTGAAACGTTCAAGCTTAGCGTTTGAACGCTGCCCTGCCGTTGGGGTAATACAGCGGCAATAATGGAGCAGTACTCAAACGGCTAAGAGAGCAGTCTTGAAAACTGATAGGGCGTAGGGATACGCTGTGTGGGTTCGAATCCTACCTGCACCGCCATACGGAAGGTTGGCGTAATTGGTAGCGCAGCGCCCTGCTAAGGCGTCAGTCGAGCAATCGGCTTACAAGTTCAAGTCTTGTACCTTCCGCCAATTTAATCTACATAAATAATTCGGCATTAAAAAACCGATAAAACACGGTGATATATATCAAAATTTAGTATATAGAATAAGAGGTGCGATGATGAACGATATTTGTATGGAAACTCCGAGTTGTGATTGGGAGGTAAAATTTGATGTAAAAAAGGGTTCGCTGGAAAACCAAATAGAAAATATTGAACGTCTTACTAGGATATTAAATTCAAGTGTTGAGAATACACAGTTGTTCATATTGGGCGATCCTAATAGTGGTGGTATTGTCTGTAAAGAAGCTGGTCTCGCTCCAAACGGACTAGAGAGAAGATTAAAGGATATTACTTCTAAATTAGACGAAATCGTATCAAAGAGCAATATAGTTAATAACACTTTAAGAGAAAAGTTAGGAACAATGACTATCGAATAACTTAATACTAAGGCACTTAACTTCGGTTAGGTGTTTTTTATTTGCAAAGGTGGTGAGGAGAGATGGCTGCATTAGAAGATCCAAGGCAGGAGAAGTTTTGTCGGCTTATGGCTGTAGGTGGTAAAACGCGAAAGCAGGCAGCCATAGATGCAGGATATTCAGCGAAAAGTGCTAGTCAGGGTGCGTCAAGGCTGTTAACAAAGGCGCACATTGTTGACAGGGTAGCAGAGCTTAAAGCTGGTACTGAAAAAAAAATTGCAGATGTACAGATAGAAAGCATAGATGAACAAAGCAAAGTAAGGAAGTTCTGGCTAGAAGTGATAGAAGATAAAGAAGAACGTATGAGTAATAGGCTTAAAGCATCTGAGCTATACGGGAAATCAATAGCAGCGTTTGTTGAAAAACGTGAAGTCAGCGGTAAAGATGGAGAACCTATTACATTTCGCTGGGCTGGTGATGACGGTTGAAAGTAATAACTATACCATACAAACCAAGACCTCTTTGGAAAGATGTAATTCATCCTGCGCTTGATAAATATCGTTTTGCTGTTATAGTAGCGCACAGACGTTATGGCAAGACCGTAGGAATGATAAACGAATTGAGTAAGAGCGCCATTAAGAATACGCTTATAAGTCCTCAGTTCGCATACGTGGCACCGTTTAGAAACCAAGCTAAGATGATTGCATGGAACTACTTGAAATATTACACAAGCGCAATTCCAGGAAGAAAGGTTAATGAAAGCGATCTGTTTATAGAACTGCCGTCAAAGCATAAAAATGCTGTTGGGGCAAGGATATATATTATAGGCGCAGATAAGCCTGATGCCCTTCGCGGTACTTACTGGGACGGTGTTGTCCTTGATGAATACGCTCAAATAAAGCCTGAACTATGGGGCGAGGTAATACGTCCGGCATTAGCTGATCGTAAGGGGTTCGCATATTTCATCGGAACGCCTAAAGGACAGAATCAGTTTTATGAGATATACCAAAAAGCGCAAAGCAGCGAAGAATGGTTTACCTGTCTTTATAGAGCTGATGAAAGTGGTGTCCTGGATGAAGCTGAGCTTAAATCAATGATGAAAGATATGACAAAAATTGAGATTCGCCAAGAACTTTATTGTGACTTTACTGCTTCTGCTAGTGAAGTTGTAATACCTATAGATCTTGTAACTGAGGCTGCGCATAGGACGCTGGTTTCTAGAGATGTTATTGGTATGCCAACTGTTTTAGGTGTGGATGTAGCGAGATATGGCGATGACAGTACTGTTATTTTTGCTCGTCAAGGGCTAATGCTTCATAAGCCAAGAGTTTATAGAGAGCTAAATGTTACAGAGGTTGTTGACAGAGTAATCTTAGCGATTGCAGATTATCGACCGGAAATAGTATTCATCGATGTAGGTAATATGGGTGCCGGTGTGATTGATAGATTAAGACAACTTGGCTATGACAATGTTTATGAGGTCGCTTTTGGCAGCAACGCTATGGAACATAACAGGTATGAAAATATAAGGGCTGAAATGTATTTCAAGGCCCGTGATTGGTTGTTAAGTGGTGGTGCCATTCCGGATATTCCTGAATTTAAAAGCGAATTAAGCGTTGTCGAATATAAATTTTCTGATAAAACTTCTCGAATTATGCTTAAACAAAAAAAGGAAATAAAAGAAAAGCTTGGTAGAAGTCCAGATTTGGCAGATGCTTTTGTACTTACTTTTGCTAGACCATTATATGTACCTATTGATACAGATGATGTTAGGCAGCAGTCGTATGATCCGTTTGCTGGTATGTGAAGGGAGGTGAGACTATGCATAAGATTATGATGCAGTTACACGGTGGTGGCGGTGGAGGTGGCAGTGTTGAGCCTATAAAACAAAGCGCACCTGGCAGTACAGCAGCGGCCACTATTGATAGTGCGACAGAGGGAGAGAGACAAAGCCTGCTTCAAAAACTCTCTAAAGCTCGTGGCAGAAGCTATACCAATAAGACTGGTGGGCAGCTTACCTCTGATAGTGTCAAGAAAATGTTGTTGGGAGAATGATTATGGATATCAAAGATATGCTGCGTGACAGCGATAAATTAACACGAAAACAACATACTATCTCCCAGCTTTATACATTGCGCAGCCAATATGAGCCAACGTGGAGGATGCTTAGCCGGTATATAAATCCGACAAGGGGCAGGTTTGAAGAAGATATCCAAAGCACAGAAGGGCATAGACGTGATGAATACCTTATAGACCCACATCCCCAAAAAGCAGTTGGTAAATGTGCAGCTGGTATCCACAGTGGGTTGACATCACCGTCAAGGCCTTGGTTTGAGCTTGGTCTGCAAGATGAAGAAAAAGCTAATTACCACGCTGTAAGGATGTGGTTAGATGATTGCCAGGAGATTATGAGCAGCATTTATTCTAAGAGTAATGCTTATAATATGCTGCAGCAGATTGAGGCTGAAATGGCTCAATTTGGTACAGGGGCTTCTCTGATGCTGGAAGACTACAATTATGGCATATGGATGAGGCCGTACACCTGCGGTGAATATGCTGGCGGTGTAGATGCAAGGGGAAGAGTTTATACGTTCGCTAGACGCTTCAGATTAAGCGCAGACCAAATCGTTAAAGAATATGGTATTGATAACGTATCCGAAAGCGTAAAATCTGCTTATAATGACGGAAATATCACAACATACTTTGATATTGAAATGCTTATAGAGCGTAATGATGATTATGATCCTAACAAATTGGCTTTAGGCAATTTCCCCTGGCGCTCATATCACTATGAAAAAGGTGCTAATGACAAATTCCTGAAGATATCAGGGTTTAGGGAATGCCCGTTCCTCATGCCACGCTGGACCTTGATTGCAAATGGTGTATATGGCTCTGGACCTGGACATAATGCTTTGGGCGATTGTATGCAGCTACAGAAGATTGAGAAGAATAAACTTAGGGCTATTGATAATGCTGCAGATCCGGCGATGGCATTTCCTGCTTCAATGAAGAAGCTTGACAGAATGCCAGGAGGACTAAATTTTTATCCTGATGGAACTGTACAGCAGGCTTATCCACTTGTAGACCCAAGAGCAAAGGCTTATGAAGGCATAGGAGCCTTGTCTCTGGAGAAACGGCAGTCGATATCTGAATCGTTCTATAATGATTTGTTTATGATGATTACATCTCAGGACGGACCTCAAATGACTGCGCGTGAGATTGCAGAGCGGCATGAAGAAAAGCTCCTGATGTTGTCCCCGGTACTTGAGCAAATGCACAATGAGGTTTTAGAACCTATGACGCTTCGCACTTTTGATATTTGTTTGAGACATGGGTTGTTTCCGCCTATGCCGGAGGAGATTGACAAAAGCGAATTAAAAGTATCCTTCATTTCTATCTTGGCTCAAGCCCAGAAAATGGTTGAAATACCTGCTATTGAGCGTACAGTTGGATTTGTTGGTAATCTTGCTGCTGCTCAGCCTGAAGTGCTTGATATCATCAATCTTGATGAAGCTGTACGAGGTTTCGCAGAATCTACTGGCGTCAAAGCAAAGATAGTGCGTGATGAAAACGAAGTAGCTGAACTTCGCAAACAGCGTGCTCAGGCACAGCAGGAACAAATGCAAGCTGAACAGATGGCTGCTGCTGCGCCTGCTGTTAGGGATTATGCTGATGCGGCCAGGTTGATGAGTGAAACACCTGCTAATGGTGGCAATGCATTAGATCAATTGCTGGGAGGCGGGATTTAATGAAAAACAAAAAAATGAATATGCTTGCACAACAAGCGCTGGACGACTTGGACGTTATTATGCGGACCGAGAACGGACGGCGTTTTATTTATGCCATTTTGGAAAGCACAGAGGTCGAAACAGCGGTTTTTTCAGCTGAGCCATACTTCAATGCTTTCTTATCAGGTAAACGTGCTGTAGGCGTTGATTTGTTAAATAATATCCGGATGCTGAACGATGGACATTCTTTAGAAATGCTGATGCGTAATGAAGCGGAGAGCGCTAGACATCCGCCTGATTTAGAAGACGATAACCTTTTTAAAGTAGATAACGACATAGCGGAGGTAAGACATGAATAAGTTTGCACAAGTGTTTTTTGAAGCAGATGGTGCTGGTGGAGGCGGTGAACCTGCTCCTTCTGGTGACCCGTTTGTAACAGAACCTGCTCCGGAAGTTGAGCCGAGTGGAGAACCAACGCCTGCAGGTGACGGTGACCCTGCGACTACACCTAGAAATGTATTTGATGATCCTGTGCAAGAGCCTGTTGTTCCTGATAAATATGAGTTCAGCCTACAGGAAGGGCTAGAACTTTCGCCTGAACTGGAAGCTGATTTTACAGCGATTGCTAAAGACGCAAAGCTTACTCAGGAGCAGGCTACTAAGCTGATTGATTTGCATAGCAAAGTAGTTTTAGACGTTATGCATAAGCAGGAGGAAATTGTAGACGGTTGGACTGCTGAATGCCAAAAGCAGGGGCTTATTTCTCGTGAGAACATTGCTGCTGCTAAATTAGCTGTTAATACTTTTGGCGGTGGTGAGGCTATGCAGGTACTTGTAAATACAGGTGTAGCAAATCATCCGGCAATACAAAAAATGCTACAAAACATTGGAGGCTTGCTTATGGAAGACCAACCGCCTGATGGGCAAGCACCTAAATCTAAGGAACTGGGCGACGCCGAGTTGTTTTTCCCCGGCGGCGGGTTCAAATAAAAATATTAAGGAGTGGTAAATAATGCCAGATTTGACAGGTTTCGCAACCCTTCAAGACTTTGCTTCTCGTCAGGGGTTCGACAAAAAGTATCAAAGAATTATTGAACTGCAGACTAAAACTAATAAGATTTTAAAAATTATGCCGTTCAAAATGTGTAACTCTAAGGACTATGAGGAGGCTACATTGCGTTATTCTCTGCCGGAAGTAGCGTGGAGAATGATTAACCGCGGGACTAAGCCGAGCAAGTCTAAAACTAAGCAAGTATCTTTTACTTGCGGCGAGATGGAAGCGCTGGCTGAAATCGACGAAAAACTTGCACGAAAGAACAATATGCAGGCTTCTTGGATGATGAGCGAGAATGCTGCCTTTCTTGAAGCAATGAACCAAGAAATGGCGACTACGCTTTTCTATGGCGATGAGAAAATCAATCCTGCAGGATTCACTGGTTTAGGCGCTTATTTTTACAGTAAGACCAATCAGGAAGATATTTGGGCAGACCAAATCATTGATTGCGGCGGCACAGGTGATAATCTGACTTCTGTATGGTTTGTAGGCTTTGGAGAGCAGCAGGTATACGGCTTGTTCCCAGAAGGCGATACAGCAGGTTTTACGCATGAATATTTGGGTAAACAAAAAGTAACAAATGATAAAGGCGAGGTATTCTTTGCTCATACCAATAAATATAATTGGTCCATGGGCCTTGCGGTTAAAGATCCTCGTTATGTTGTGCGTTTGGCCAATGTTGATTTAAAAGATCCTGCTACTACTACAATCTTCGACAAATTGATCGAGGGTTATTATCAGATTGAAAATCCTGATAATGTCAATTTGCAGATCTTCTGTAATAAACAGTTTGAGGCTTTTATGGCTAAGGCTGCACGTAATGACAAAAATACTATGCTGTCTATTGATACAGTTGAAGGAAAACCTGTTGTTAATTTCTGGGGCGTTCCGTTCCAGCGTTGCGCAGCTATTCTGAATACTGAATCTCAGCTTGTTTAAAAAGGAGGAATATAAAATGGCACGTATTGATGCTCAATTATTGCTGTCTGAGAATCAGGCCGTTACCGGCGCAAGCGCAAACAGCAGTGTTATTGATTTAGGAAGTACAGGCGGATTTATGCATCCGCTGTACTTTGACGTAAAACTGACCACACCAATGACTTCCGGCAAGATTACTAAGGTTAAAGTACAATCTGCTGCAACTGAGGGGTTTGATAGTCCTGCTGATGAAGTTGAGGTAAGTGTACCTGATTCTTTGATTCAAACAAGGGCTTGTACTGTGGCACAATTCTTTTCTCCAATCAAATATGGTAATCGTTATATTAGATTGGTTTACACCGCTAGTGAGGCTGTGGGCGGTAAGGTCTTTGCTTATATGACTGACGGCATTCAGGTAACTTTATAATGGCTACTTACAAAGTAAAGCGTAATTGTTTTACTTTGGGTCGTATGTATAGGCGTGATGATATTGTAACGCTTGCAGATAATATTAAGGTTCCTGAACATTTTGTGAAACTTAATAGGCCAGCAGCAGTATCTTCCGGTAATGACGATCCGCGTTATCTCCAATATGAAGCAATGAACTTTAATGATTTAAAAGAATTAGCCAAAGAACAGGGAATAAAAACAAGTCAGAAATCCAGGAAAGCTATTATTAATGAATTAGTGGCACTGGCGCAAGATTAAATCAGCCGGGGGCATATGTCCCCGGCTTTCTTTATAACAGAGGTGAAATTATGGATAAGGTTGAGATTTGTAATATTGCACTTAATCATATAGGCGTAGCTACAATAGAACGACTTGACGAAGCCAGCGAGCCGGCACGAGTATGCCGTCGCTGCTATGACTATGTTAGACAGGCCGTGTTAAGGAAATTCCCCTGGACATTTGCTACAAGAAGTGTACAGTTAGCTGCTCTTCAAGATGTGCCTCCTAACTGGAAGTATGCATATCGTTACCCTGCTGATGCAGTATGCCTGAGAATGATGTATAACGAGCATTTTTGTGGTCTGCCGAGGGATAACCAATATAAAATCGTTTCGGATAAACAGGGAAAAGCTATTTATACTAATATCGGCAATGCCTGGATTGAATATACTGTAGATGTTACTGACGCAGATTTATATGATGCTCAATTTGTAGAGGCATTTGGGTGGAAATTAGCAGCAGAGATTGCTTATGCGCTGACAGGTAAATTAGATTTGGCTCAAATGTGCATTCAGGCATACAATGCATATTTTTCGGAAGCAAGCGCAGCAGATGCGGATGAAGAGAATTTGCTGGACCCGCATGTCGATAGATTAGCGGCGGCAAGATTTACGGGGGCATAATTATGGCACTCTATCAATTAAAGTCAAGTTTTGCCGGCGGTGAATTGTCGCCGTCAATGTATGGACGTACAGACATTGCTAAATATGATAGCGGAGCTGCTACGTTAAGAAATTTCTTAGTTCTACGCTATGGCGGGGCTGCTAATAGACCCGGGTTTAAATTTATAGCGCAGACTTATAATAATAAAAAGGCTGTGCTAATACCATTTATGTATAGTACAGACCAAAATTATATTGTCGAAATTACAGCCGGCAGATGCCGGTTTTATAAAGATGGTGATATTGTTAGAGATGATAATGGATCACCATACAGTATAGAGAATTTCTTTGTTGATAAAGATTTAGAAGATGCTGCAAAAATAAAATATACACAGAGTGCTGATGTGCTTTTCATTGTTCATCCTGCACATGCACCAATGACACTTACAAGATATGGCAATTTAGACTGGCGCTTTGAGGCAATGGATATTACAGGCGGACCGTTTGATGCTTCAAAGTATAGTGAAGCAAGTGTAAGTATAAAAACACAATCGTGGACGGTCCCTGGATCGTATGTAGCAGATATACCATCTGACGCTAAAAATATAAGTCTAGAAATTGCAGGAGCAGGTGGTGGCGGAGGTGGTGGAGGTTTTTTTGCTTCTAAAACTGGAGCCAATGGCGGAAGAGGAGAACTTGTTGTTACTACAATGAAGGTAAGTGGCGGTAGGTCGCTAAAAATTAAGGTTGGTCGAGGCGGATCGGGTGGATTAGCAGGGACAACCACCGATAAATCAAAAGACGTTTCTAGTGTATTTGGCGGAACTGGAGAATCTTCGAGTGTAGAGGATATTTTGGCAAGAGGCGGTACTGGTGGTGGATGTGCTTATTATTATTTAGATAGTGAAGGTTACGGACATCAAAGAAATGGAACTGCTGCAACATCTTATGGGAATGGTGGACTAGGGGGAGTTGGTGCATCAGGAATGAAAAATGGTTCAGCAGGAAATAGTGGATGGGTAAAAATATCTTATGGATTATCTCTTGGCGATAATACGACAGTTAATGCATCGAGCACAGATGGAAATATAACCTTAACTGCTTCCGATGATATTTTTGCTAAAAGTGATGAAGGAAGCCTTTTTGCTCTAACTCACTTTTTAGAAACAGATTATAAAATAGGGACACCAAGTAGTACAGGCGGAAATCTGCAGGTTAGCGTATTACCGAAATCTAATGTCTATGTAGAAAGTTTTGGTTTTTGGGATGGTAATTTTAGTTTGGAAAAGTATGACCCTGTTTCTTTGCAATGGGTAAACGTAAGAACACAGAGCGGGAACAGAAGCCAGAATTATAGCTTGACTGAGGAGAACACTTCTGAAAGTATTGCCGTTTACAGAGTTACTTCTACTGGATTTAATACAGGTGTTTGGAGTGGTGAAAATGAGATGCAGAGAGGCTATATAACCATTCAAAGCATTGGCGGAGATTATACAGGTCATGTATTGATTACTGAATATGTCAGCCCTAAAGTAGTAAAAGGGATAGTAAAAAAACAGTTGGGTTCTACAGACGAAACCCGTGATTTTGCTTTTGCTGCTTGGAACGGGGAAAAGGGATATCCATCTGCAACGGGCTTTTATGAAGACCGGTTAGTATTTGCGGGAAGCAAAGGATTTCCTCAGACATTCTGGACAAGTAAAACAGGAGATTATTATAACTTTGGAACAAGCATTCCATCTGTCGATGATGACGGAATTACGGCTACTTTAAACGGTGGACAAATGAATGGTATTAAGGCGATTATAGCTTTTGGGGAAATGCTGCTGTTAACAGCTGGCGGAGAATTTAAAGTAAGCGGCGGAGGTAAAGCTCTTTCTGGAAGCAATGTTTTAAGTCAGCCACAGGAATACAGAGGAGTGTCAGATGTTAACCCTGTTACTATCGGCAGCAGGATTATTTATGTGCAGCACCAGGGCAATATCATACGTGACCTTGCTTATAGCTATGATGTCGATAAATATACAGGTGATGATTTAAATTTATTGGCTTCACACTTGTTTGAAGGGCATAAAATAATATCTATGACCTATCAGCAGATACCTAACAGTATTGTTTGGTGTGTGCGTGATGATGGTTTGCTGTTAGGGCTTACATACATCAAGGAACAGGATATCTACGCATGGCACCAGCATACCACGGCAGGCGGGAAGTTTGTTAGTGTATGTAATATCGGAGGATCAACAGAAGATAAGTTATATGCAGTTATTGAACGTGGCGGTCAGTATTATGTGGAAATAATGGAAAGCCGTGATAAAAGCACTAATGTAGAGGATCAGTTCTTCGTCGATAGTGGAATAACTTATGAAGGAGAACCGACCGATGAAATATCTGGACTTGAGCATTTAGAAGGGTATACTGTGGCGATATTGGCTGATGGGAATGTGCTACCCCAACAAACAGTTGAAAATGGCAAGGTTGTTCTTGGTAACAAATACAAGAAAGTTCATGTAGGGCTGCCTATTGATGCAGAAATAAAAACTTTGCCTATAGATTTTACAGCGCAGGACGGTACATATCTAAGTCGTAAGAAGCGAATCGCTAGCTTTATCGCAATGCTTAAGGATAGCCGCGGCGGAGTATATGGAATGCGAGATGATGCTCTCGATGAGATTAAATGGAGAAGTAACGAAGCTTACGGGGAGCCAATAGCGTTAAAAACAGAAAAAGTTAAAATTGTCGTTAAATCAGCAAGCTGGTCAGAAACACAGCAGGTAATAATTAAACAACCTGATCCTCTGCCTATGACAGTCTTGTCGCTGATACCAGAAATAGAAGGGTAAGATGTATTATGACGAAATACGAATTTGCAATACCGACAAGAGCAGATGCAGTCTACATAGCAGCAAATTTAAAAGATAATAACCGTAAAGAACTGTTTTGTGCTATTGGTGATAATGCTTTAGATGATATATTGGGTGGGATAGAGCACAGCGTCGAGGTCGGATGCCTTAGAATCGATGGAGTACCGGCTGCAGTATACGGAGTTAGAAAACCGTCGATTATGAGCGACGATGTGCGCGTATGGCTGCTTATGACGCGAGAAATGGATAATCATAGGGTATTTGTCGGACGGTATACTAAAAAGGCTGTAAAAGGGCTTTTGGAAAGATATAGCAGGCTGTATAACTGGGTCAACGTTGGAAATGATGAGATCATCCGCTGGCTTAAATGGCTCGGTGCAAAAATACATGAACCGGAACCATATGGTATTTACGGTCTGCCGCACCATTTTTTTGAATTTAGAAAGGATGATGAATAATGGGCGTAGCAGCAACAATAGGCGCCACTCTTTTGGGGGGCTTTATTTCGGGCAGAGCGAAGCAGCAGCAATATAACGCTGCCGCTCAACAGGCAGAGGTAAATGCTCAGATAGCGAATCAGAACGCAGATAAACTGCAGGCACAGGCCGAAGAACAGTCTAAGTCAAATACTATCAACGAAGAAAACAAACGCCGTCGTATGAACGCTATGTTAAGCCAGCAGAGGGCTAATATAGGCGCTTCCGGTATAACAGCTTCAGGCAGTGCGGCAAACGCTTTAGCTGACAGTGCGTATAATATGGAAACAGAGCTTGCTATCGAACGCTATAACTCAAGGCAAGGCGTTGAGAATATTTTTCAGCAGTCTACTGACCTTGTTAATCAACGTGATATCTATAATCAAAATGCACGCAATTACCGTAAAGCCGGTAAGCGTGCACTTATGAATAATATGCTTATGAGTGGGTTATCCCTTGCAGGTAGTTTATACAGTCCTAAGAGCGCAGGAAAGCAAGGTGCTTCCTCGTATGGAAAAGGAAGTGACGGGTATGGATGGGGTAATAGTGGTAATATATCTTTAGGCGGTTATGATTCTAGTAAATGGAAAACCGTTTATGGTACTAGCACAGGTTATAAGTGGTAAGAGAGCGTTGCATTAGTATGAAATACATTATATAATAAATGAAAAGAGATAGTCAGTGGTCGCACGCTGGCTCTCCCTCATAATCGTAAAACGTGAAAGGAAGCCGCGCGCCACTGGTGTTAGCGGCTTATTTCATGGCTATTTACAGCCTAAAATGACAATAGCTATTAATGTACTAAAAGCAATCATCAAAGACAATGCTTCATAAGTTGACAATAGCTATCACCCCCCGTAAGGGAAGCCAACACACTGACTATCTCGGACAACATTATAACACACCTTTAAGCGCTTAACAATTTGTTAAAGCGCTTTTTCTATACCCAAAAGGAGGCTAGAATATGGCAATCGACATTTTTCAAGTAGGTGCGCAGTTAGGAGCACCGGCAAGTAAAGCATCTAATGTCCGCTATGATAACAGCGGTCAGCAGGCTGTTGCAAGAGAATCATCCCAGACTGGTAGAATTATTCAGGCCGGTGTTGAGCAGGTAAGAGAGCAGATCATAAGAACCGACGTTCTGCAGGCTAATAATGAGTATGTAAAACGTACTAACGATCTAAGAATGCAGTTGATGCAGAAAAAAGAAAAAGGTGCTCTAGACATTGTCGGTGAGTATGAAGCTGGCGAAAGAAAGATACGCAGCGAACTTATGGCTCAAAGTCCTCAAAGCGTAAAGTACGGCAAAGGTGCTATGTTATTTGATTACAGCACCCAGCAAACTGATAATGCTAATCGCAGAGTTTTGGGGCAATACAGAGCGCAGCAGTTTGAAGCTTGGCAGAATACTACTTATGAAAACAATCAAAATCAGATTACGACAACGCTAATGCAAAATCCAAATGATCCTCAAGCTTTGAAAGATGCTGTTAACAAAACAATCTTTAGTGTTGAAGATATATTTGGAACATATGGTGAAGAACGTGTTGAATTGGAAACTAACAAAGCGCTTGGTAGACTGGGTACAGCAGTAATTAAACAGGCTATAGTTAACCAGGACTACACAGAAAGCAAAAGACTTGTGCGATATTTTAATGATGTTTTGACACCTGATCAGCGTAATTCTTTCAATTATATAATTAATCAGAAAGAGCAACTCGAAAATAGTTATAAAATAGCTCAGCAACTTTATCAACAATATGGAAATGATAGCGATGCTGCGATGGCTGCGCTAGAAAGTATGAAGAACGGAACATCTAGTTTTGATAGTTTTGTGAATGCTATATCCGGTCAAGAAAGTGGCGGGAATTATGATGCTGTAAATGCACGTACAGGTGCAAGTGGTAAATATCAAATAATGCCTGAAAATTGGCCTGCTTGGAGTAAAGAGGCGGGATTGCAAGATAATGCTAAAATGACGCCTGAAAATCAAGAGAAGGTAGCTAGATTTAAATTAAAGCAGTATTGGGATAAATATGGGCCGAGAGGTGCTGCTATTGCTTGGTATGCTGGAGAAGGTGCTTTAAGCTACAGCGAGGAGGCTTTGAATAGGAAACAAGGCAATGGTGATGAACCATCCATTAATGAATATGCAGATAGTATATTAGGCAGAATGGGTACAGAAAGCCCTAAAATGAGTTTTGAAGAGGGTCAAACAGTTTCCAAAATATATAAAAATATAATTAAAGATCAAGAGGAACGTCAGAAGAAGTATAATGATCTTTTATATAGAAAGATTGTTGGTGATATTTATGGGATGCAGCAACAAGGGGTCTCTTATGAAGCGGCAATTGATTGGATTAAATCTACTGCTGGTTTAGATATTGAAACTGGCAAGAAAATGATATCTGCAGCAGATTATTTTTACGGTACTAATGGTAAAAAAGGTAGCAATAAAGCATCATCTACAACAGTAAAAAGAGTAAATGATATGCTAGGTGATCATGCATTTGCTACACGTGAGGAGTATCTTGAATTTGCAAAAGAACAAGGATTAAATGCTGATCAAATTTATGAGGCTAACAAAACATATGATAAATATAAAGAAGGAAAAGGGGAGTTTGCTTATGATTGGAACAATGATATAAAATATCAAATTGTTGGCGATATTGATGAAAATCCTGCAAAAGAAGCAGCTTGGATAGGTGCGAAAGCTTTATTGCAAGAGTGGATTATAAGTGAGGGACAAAAAACAGGAGTTACTCCGCCGTTATATCAAGTAATTGAAAAAGGCAAAGAATTTATAACTAAGCAGCCAGTAGGATATATGGAAACTAGGGGGACTTTTTTAAATAGGAAGGAAACGGTTGAATTAAGTTTGGCTGATTATAAACGTAGTGGAATAGAAAGTGTCACAGAAATTGGTGAAGATTTATATTCTGTAAGATTGTCTAATGGTACAACAGAAATTATGAATGCAGCAAGGTTATATACAATAACGAGGTGATAAATATGGATTCTGAAAAAATGAGAATATTACAGTCTGAGTTTGAATCAAGATATAATCCTTTGACTTATAATGCTCTTCACGAACCTAAAAAACTCTCTATAGAACAGAGGAATTTTGACTTTCTTGACCAACAGTATGTGAAAGATAGAGAATGGAAAGATGTAAAATCTTTTTACAATGGGTCTATCAATTTATTAGAACGCAGTGTTTTAGGAACTTTAGCAATGGCCAGAGATTATAATATTGCCACAAGAAGAGAACGAGAACCTAATTATCAGCCAATGACAGAGGGAGTAGCAATTATTGACGAAGCCTTAAAGTCTGAACATCTGCAGCCATTTAATGTAAAAGGAGATACTGTTGCAGAACAATTTAGATTAGACTTAGTACAGGGAGCCGGGCAACTCGCTACCCAGGTGGCTGCAACAGTTTTTACAGGTGGCGCCGCTAGTACAGCGTTAATGGGCGCTCAGATTGCAGGAAATCAATACTTGGATCTAAAAGAAGAAGGTGTTGATACTAAGAGAGCGGCTCAGGCAAGTATCGCAAATGCAATAATACAAACTCCTTTAGAAAGATTATCTTTGGGGAAACTGCTGAAAAGAGTTCCGGCGGGAAGCACATTAGGTAAAAAATTAAAACAAATAGGTGAAAGCGCATTAACGGAAGCTTTTACTGAAGGTATTCAACAGTATCCGGAAGAAATTACGAATATGATTGCTAAAAATGAAGGTAAAAGTATTCAGGAATTAGCCGCAGAATTTGATAAGAATGTTGGGACATATACGAAAAATGCTTTGTATGCTGGATTAATTGGTGGTATTTTAGGTGGCGGCGCGTCTACTATTAGAGTAGCACTAGATCGTAATGTTCATAAAGAACAGCTTAATACACTTGAAGAAAGAATAGATAATGTAAAAAAAAGCGGAGCGGAACCTGCTTATGCTGCTAGTGTTATCAATTCTAATTTGCAGGGAAGTAAAATATCTATAGATGCCGAAGCCTTATATCAGTACGCTCAAACTCAGAATATTGATGAAATAGCGGCATCTTTGGGCGTTGAAGCTAATAATATCGAACGTGCTGCTCAAGAAGGCCTTGATATCGACATTATGCAGGGAAATTTTGAAGTAATGGCTGCACAGAAGCCCGATTTTTATTCTGCTGTTAAAGATAGCATTATTTTTGAAGATAATGGATATTCTATAAGTAAGGAAAAAATGCAAAAAGAATTGCAAAAAGAATATCAGCGTTTAGATATTAATGATGAAGAATTTAGAGTATGGAAAGATACGCGTATTCAAGAATTATTAAGTGCAGGAGCAACTAAACAGGAAGCATTAGATACGGTAGCTTTATTAAGCAGTCATGCTAATATTGCTAATCCTGATGACCCTATGCAGTATTTCAGGGATAAACCTGTAAGCTTCAAGCGTGTTGTCAGTACGCCTAATGGCCGATATATGCAAACTAAAAGCGCTAACGAAAAATTGCTTGAGGATGAAAATAACTTCGCTGCTAATATTGATAAGTTTATATCAGGAAAATTGGTAGATAAAACTATTAGAGTAATGCAGACACCTCTTGCGTTAGAAGTTGCTGGTGCTAAAATATTGCCGGTAGATATGTCTGTTGAAAATCTTGATAAAGTTTTAAATGGAAAACATAAAAGTGATATGTCTGCTGATATAGTGAAGCAGATACCTAGGGCATTAACTGATCCCTTAATGATATTTGATACCTATGATGGTAAGAATGGTGCAAAAAGAAAAATAGTTGCTCTAGATTTAAAATCTAAAAATGGAGCAACCATTGTAGTGCCTTTTGAGCTTGAAGTAGATAATAAAAGCAATAAATATGTTATGAACGAAATTATAAGCGCATATGGTAAGACTGACAATAAGACAGGCGAACCACGCTATGAATGGTTTGCTAAGCAAATTGAAAACGGAAAATTAAGATACATCAATAAAGAAAAAACCGCTAAACTGATTGAAAACGAGAAGCCCGAATGGCTCATGCCGTTTTCAACAGATAGCGGTTTTGTTAAGACTGACAAGTTGTTACAATCTCCTAGCAGCGATTCCGCTAGCAGAATAACCGACCTTGACAGTCTTCTTAATAATAGTATACCAGATGAAAATGCACTTCGCAAGAGACGAGAAGAAATGCAGGGATACTACCAGGCCGAAGGGAAAACTAAAGGCGCTATCACCTGGGACGAAGAAGGCAAAGCAATTATCAGCCTGTTTGAAGGGGCTGATATGAGCACTGTTATTCATGAAGCTGTCGGCCATTACTTTATTGAGAACCTCATGCGTGAAGGGGCACTCCCTAATGCTACAGAGCAGATGAAAAAAGACCGTCAGACTATGCTTGATTATGCTGAATTGACTGAATTGGAATGGAATCAGTTAAATAAACCGTTTGAAGAATTAACAGAAGAACAACAGAAACGTAAAACTGCTGCTCATGAGCGCTGGGCAACTGCTGCAGAGCAATATATTATGCTTGGAAAATCTCCATCTAAAGAAATGCAGGGGCCTTTATCTAGGTTTCAAAAGTGGTTACTTGAAACCTATAAAACAATTAAAGACTTTATTTCTACAAATGAATATGCTGTGCCTATAACACAGGAAGTGCAAGAAGTATTTGATAGGATGCTTGCCAGCCAAGAAGATATTAATATTATGGAGCGTGTTGACGGATATTTTGCTAAGCTGCCTTCGGTAATTACAGATAACCTTTCGGAAGCTTCAAAACGCAGACTGCAGAATGTTATAGTTAAAGCGCATGAAAAAGCAGTAAACCTTCTGACAAAGCAGAGCCTTGAAAATTTTACTGATCAACGTAAGATGCAAATTGAAGAATATCGAGCAGAAATATTACCTGCGATACGTCAAGAGTTGGAACAACAGCCAATTTATGCAGCAGAAAATATGTTATTAGAAGATTTCCCAAAATATAAAACAGGTAAAGCTGTTGCAGAATATTATAGAAAACTTTTATCTAGAGCTATGGATATAGAATCAAAACCGCTCAATGAAAAAGAAGAATTGGATATTGTTAAATTTGATATGATATCTGAAGCTAGTGGGTTTACTTCTGGAGATGAACTTTCATCAAAATTATTAAGTGAGCCGGCATTACAACAGGCTATTACTTTATATGCGGATGAGATGGTACAGACTAAATTCCCGGATATTTATAAAGAACGCAGATTAGCAGAACAAGCTGCACGAGAAGCATTTTATACTGATGATAGCGGACTGGTAATTGGTGTGGAACAGCAAATTATAGAGGATGCTGCAGCTGGGATTCTGGCTCAACAGCGTAGTGCAGAACAAGCATTAGCACTGGCTAGAGCACGTCGTCAGCAGGCAAAATTAGCTGCTAAAACTGAGCTGAGTAATATGGTAGTTGCTGATGCTGTTCGTACCAGTAAGTATATATCAGCAGAACGTCGTGCTGCTGCTAAAGCGATTGATGCCGCCAAAAAGAATGATTATGATTCAGCGCTAAAATATAAAAGATTACAAGCACTTAATCACGCTATGGTTCAGGAAAGCCTTAATATGCGTGCAAAAATCGAACAATACAAAAAATATCTTAAGCGGCAGATGAAAGCTAAAAAGGATACATGGGTAGATGAAAAACATTTTGTGCAAGCTGCGGCACTTATGGAACGGATGGGGTTGAATCATAAAGAGTATAATCCGGAATTTAGAACACAATCATTAGCTGAATATGCTGCAGCAATGCAGAATGAATATGATAATGTTTCCATTGCTGATTGGTTGCTTGATGAAAATAGAACTTTTATTTCTCCGATGCAAACGTTGACTTTTGACCGCTTTGAAGATGTAATAAATGCATTAAAAAATATTAAAGCAATTTCTAAACAGGAAAAATATATAACCTGGTATGGAAAGGCATTAGATTATAAAGAGTTCAAAGATCAGGCGATTGAAAATCTGTTAAAATTGAAAACTAAATGGCAGTCTGGTATTAATTCTAAAGAAAATGTCAAACCACAGCAAAGGCTTGTACGAAGTCTTACTAATACTGACAATTTCTTTGAACGTATGGACGGCTGGAAATATGGATTTTTCAGTAAGCACTTTGGTGAAAGCGTACAAATTGCAGCTAATAAAAAAGCTGTATATACAATGGAATTTAAGGAACGTATTGCTGATGCTACTAAAAAATGGCTGCCTGATAAAAAAGCTGTGGAAGCAGCAGATAAAGAAATTTATTACGAAGCACTTAACGCTAAGGTATCAAAACATAATCTTATAAAAATGCTTTTGTATTTGGGCACAGAAAGTAGCTCATATAAATTATGTTCTGTAAGAGAAAAAAGCACATATACAGAATTCTTTAGAGGTTCTGATTTATGGGTTGAAGGTGATGTTGAACTAACTAGAAGCAATTTGCTTGAATTTTTAGGTAATGTTTTAACAGAAGCGGATATCAATTATGCGCAAAAGGTTGTTGATGCCTGCAATGCTCATTGGGACGAAACGTCTGATATGGTAAAACGAATGACCGGATTTTCTCCGGAACGTGTTGATGCATTACCTGCGGAACTTACCTTACGCAATGGTGCCAAAGTTGTTTTTCGTGGTGGATATGTTCCTTTGGTCAGATATTCTGATAGCGGCAGTCATCCTGCGGCATTGGATGCTGTACCGGCAACAAACGATAAACGTTCGGTAAACAGTATTAGAACTTTGCATACTAATACTGGCGGAACTAAAACTCGCGATAAAAGTGTATATCCGTTGGATTTAAGAAAAGGCGCCGAATATTCTGCGGTTATGGATAATATACACGATCTCTGTTATAGAGAGTTGACGACAAGCTTTCGTAAAATAATGAACGATCCTGAAATGTACTCTTTGCTGAAAGAAAAATTAGGTATTGCTAATTTTGAAGCATTTGAAGAATTCTTAAAGAAAACGGCTCAACCTTATGGTAGTGGAGGCTATAGTTCTATAAGCGAAAGAGATGCGGGTGATTGTTTAAGTTGGATTCGCCAAAAGACAGTCAATGTAGCAATAATGCTTAACTTCAAAACTGCTGTTCAAAACTTAGGCAATCCATTGTTATATGGCAATGTTGTTGAAGGCTTTGGTTATAAGGACGTAATGGCTGCTTATGGAAATTTGTTTTTGAATATGCAAAATGGACAAGGCTGGAGAACTACTAGAGATCTTGTCTATTCTAAATCACCTTTTATGAAAGAACGCTCTATAGTTCCCGATATTTCAATGCGTGATATCAAAGATGAAGGTAGAAAGCTAAATCCAGTTGAAAGAATTGCAGTTGAATTTGGTACCAATGTTTTGGTTGCAACAGATAATATTTCTGCTATACCAATTTGGGCTCAGGCATATCAAAAGAAAATCAATGCAGGCGCCAGCGAACAGGAAGCCGTGTTGTTTGCGGAGACTGTTATTAGGCGTACGCTTGGCAGTAGCCGTATTACAGACGTTGCTCCTATTCAGCGTGGCAGCGCACTTATGAAATTATTTACAACATTCCAGGGCTTTTTTAATACGCAGTTTAATCAGTGGCAAAGAGAGTTTGGAATTTTTGGTCGTGAGTGGAGTGCCGGCAGAAAAGCTGAAGCATCTAAGCGAATAGTTGCTTTTGCTGCAGCTAAGTATTTTATGTTTTGCCTGCTGAATTTAGCTCTCGCATTAGAGCCTCCTTTTGAGGAAGATGATGACGGATGGGTAAAATATGGTAAAGAACTTTTGCAATATCCTATGAGTTTGTTAGGGCCTGTTGGACAAGTTGCTAATACTCTTGTTAGCAATATGGTAGGAATGCGAACATACGGTTATAGGATGACTGCTGTACAAGGTGCTTTTGAACAGTTAGAACGTACTGGTGCAAAATTAGGCAAAGTGATTCAAGGAAAGGCCGAATCAGAAGAAGCTGTCGAACCTTTAGCTAATCTTGGTGGCCTTATTGCTGGTGTACCCGCACAGTTCAACAAGTTATTTTTTAATGCTTATGATATTGTTGTAAATGATATGGAACCTCAGTGGGGAGATATTTACAGACGTAGACCCAAAAGAGAACGATAAAAGAACGATAAAAGAACGATAAAAGAACGATAAAAGAAACATACCCCCTCGAATTCGAGGGGGTATGTTTCTTTGTTTCTATTTTGAATTAAACGCAGTATCGATAGAATCTAGTTGACTAAATGTTGCTGGCATGTAGGATACAGACCAAAAAGATACTTTCATATATAAATCTCTTAATAATTCATCATCAAGATAAAAATCATTTAATATCTTTTCTGAAATTATTGAAGTAATTTTATTAGATATATCTTTATCATGTTTCCATAAAACTTCAGAAATAATTTCATTTATCTGTGTGTCTGTAAGCCCTAAAATAGGCATTATTTCGTTATAGAATAAAAAGGCTGAATATTTTGAGCTTGTTAAAACGGATTGATGTAATTTATTTCGTAATATATATTGTGTTAAATTGTAATAATATATAGGAGCTATATATAACAACTGTCTCTTATACACATCTC